TGGCCTAACCTAGCAGATGATGACTGGCCTGTACAACCTTAACCGCAAGGAAACACTATGGCAACCAAAGACACATTAGACCAGATACGACAAGCAGCTGAGAATGACCTAGAGTTCTTCATACAGTTGGTTGCTCCACAGCAGGTCTTAGGGGATTGCCATAAGGAAGTAGTTGAGTGGTGGACAAGGGAAGATGCTAAAGACTTCCAGCTTCTCTTGTTCCCACGAGACCACGGCAAGTCACGGTTAGTAGCTTACAGGGTAGCATGGGAACTAACTAAAAACCCTACACTCCGTATCTTGTATATCTCTGCTACAGCTAACTTAGCTGAGAAGCAACTTAGCTTCATTAAAGGTATCCTTACCTCAGAGATCTATAGACGTTACTGGCCTGACCACATACACCAAGAAGAAGGTAAACGTACTCGGTGGACTAACTCAGAGATTAGCTTAGACCATCCTCTCCGTAAGAAAGAGAATGTACGTGACCCTAGTATCTTCACTGGTGGTTTGACTACATCGTTGACTGGTCTGCACTGTGACATTGCTGTACTTGATGATGTTGTTGTAGCAGAGAATGCTCTAACCTCTGAAGGTAGAAACAAGGTTGCTAGTCAGTACTCACTGCTCTCCTCTATTGAAGGTGCTGATGCACAGGAGTGGGTAGTAGGTACACGATACCACAGCAAGGACTTGTACAACGATCTGATGGAGATGAAAGAAGTTCTCTACGATGATAACGGTGAACAGATCGGTGAAGATAATATCTATGAGATCATGGAGAAGCCAGTCGAGAACTTAGGCGATGGTACTGGTGAGTTCCTGTGGCCTAGGCAGCAACGTAAAGATGGTAAGTGGTTCGGGTTCGACATCCAGACCTTAGCTAAGAAACGAGGCAAGTACCTAGACAAGGGACAGTTCAAGGCTCAGTATTACAACGATCCTAGTGATCCAGATAACATACCTGTAGGCAGAGAGAAGATCCAGTACTTCGATAGGAAGCACCTCAAGCTAGACAATGGTTTCTGGTACTACAAAGATAGTAAGCTGAACCTCTTTGCAGCTATTGACTTCGCCTTTAGTTTAAGATCTAAGGCTGACTACACAGCACTGGTTCTTGTAGGTGTAGATGCTGACAACAATGTATATGTCTTAGACATTGACAGGTTCAAGACTGACCGTATTGCTGAGTACTTCGATCACATCTTTGATATGCACACTAAGTGGTCCTTCAGGAAACTACGTGCAGAGGTTACTGTAGCTCAGATGGCTATCGTTAAACAGTTAAAAGAATTAATCAAGGGACATGGACTTGCTCTAAGCATTGAGGAGTTCAGACCTAACAAGAACCAAGGTAACAAACAGGAACGTATAGCTTCTGTCTTAGAGCCTAGGTATGACAACTTACAGATGTGGCACTACAGAGGTGGTAACACACAGTACTTGGAAGACGAGCTATCCAGTCGTAATCCGCCACATGATGACGTAATTGATGCCTTAGCATCTGCCGTTGATATGGCTGTACGTCCGACACGCAACCTTAACAGGAAGCGGGAAAGTAATATTGTCTGGGCGAATAGTCGTTTCAGAGCAGGGAGTAGGTAATGGACACCATTGATATTGAACACCTGATTAATCCAGATCAGCTTGCTGTAGAGATTGCAGATAAGTGGCGTCTGTGGCATTCACTTCGTAGTCCGTGGGTCGAGCAGACTAAGCAATTACGTAACTACATATATGCTACCGATACAACTACAACAGCTAATGCAATCCTGCCTTGGTCTAACACAACTACTACTCCTAAGATTACACAGATCTCTGACAACCTACATGCTAACTACTTCGCTACGTTGTTCCCACAACAGAAGTGGATGCGCTGGGAAGCTAGTACACGGGACTCAGCAAAGAGAGAGAAACGTGAAGTAATCCAAGCCTACATGGAGAACAAGATCAGCCAGTCAGGTTTCATTACTACAGTATCTGATATTGTACAAGACTGGATTCTCTACGGTAACTGCTTCGCTATGGTAGACTGGGAAGACGGGTTCGTTAATAAAGAGTCAGGTGAGTTCATTCAGAAGTACACAGGCCCACGCCTTAAACGTGTATCTCCTTATGACATCTGCTTCAACCCTACAGCTACTTCCTTCGAAGACTCACCTAAGGTCATTCGTAGTATCAAGTCACTTGGCGAGATCAAACGTATGATTGATGCTGATCCTTCTAACAGCTACCTGAAGGAAGTCCTAGATAAGATGATGGGTGCTCGTAAGGCAGTCCGTTCTTCTGAGGGACACATCGACAAGGGTGAAGGTTTCACAGCTGATGGCTTCTCTAATATCCAACAGTACTACGAGTCTGACTACGTAGAGATCCTCACCTTCTACGGTGACATATATGACCAAGCCTCTAACGAGTTCATGTCAGATCGTATCATTACTATTGTTGATCGTGCTTATGTTATCGACAACCAAGAGAACCCTTCATGGTTAGGCAAGTCTCCGATCTTCCACAGTGGATGGAGAAACCGTCCTGATAACCTCTACGCAATGGGACCACTAGATAATCTTGTAGGTATGCAGTACCGCATTGACCACCTAGAGAACCTCAAGGCTGATGTCTTCGATCAGATTGCTTACCCTATTCTTAAGATCAAGGGTGATGTAGAAGACTTCGACTTCGAACCCGGTGCTCGTATCTATCTTGGTGAAGAGGGTGATGTAGGTTACATGGCTCCTGATGCAACGGCTCTTAATGCTGACATGCAGATCCAAGTCCTAGAGAACAAGATGGAAGAGATGGCAGGTGCTCCTCGACAAGCTATGGGTATCCGTACCCCCGGTGAGAAGACTGCCTTCGAAGTACAGACACTACAGAACTCAGCCTCTCGTATCTTTGAACACAAGGCTGCACACTTCGAACGTACCTTCCTAGAGCCTATCTTGAACAGTATGCTTGAGATGTCTCGTCGTTATATGAATCGTTCTGACACCATTCGTATCTTGGATGATGCTCGGGGCTTCACTAAGTTCATGGACATTACTCGTGAGGACATTACGTCCAGCGGTAAGATCGAACCAGTAGGTGCTCGACACTTCGCTGAACGTGCTCGTCGTGTACAGAACTTAATTCAGATGGCTGCGGTCAAAGCACAAGACCCGACTGTAGCACCACACCTGTCAGGTAAGGAACTAGCTCGTATCATTGCATATGAACTAGGTGAGCCTACACTCTTCGCAGATAACATCTCTGTAACAGAGCAGATGGAAACGCAGTCTAAAGTACAGGACATGCAAGCTGCTAACGAGGAACGCCTGATGGAAGCAAGTGAAATGGGTATTTAATGCACTCAGTATGGATTAAAGGCTTCAAGGGTGATGCGAAAGATAAACGCATCAAAGAGGTGATGAACTACCGCAACGCCTTTGAAGACCTTACTAATGTTATCGAACAGACACTACAAAGAAAAGATGCTGTTCGAGACTACAGCCCCGGATGGGCTGAAAAACAGATAGCTGTCAATGAGTACAATGCTGCTCTTGATGACATCTTAAATCTTATAGACCTCAACCGTAAGGATCGAAAACAATAATGTCAATCTTTGATGAAGCAAAGTCTACTGACTCCCAACCACAGGACCAGCAGACAACAGAGACTACGCAACAAGAAACCCAACCACAGGCATCTTACTTGCAGAAGCTCGTAGAGACACGTGGCGAGAATTGGAAAGACCCAGAAGTTCTAGCTAAGGGGAAGATGGAAGCTGATGCTTACATTAAGAACCTTGAAGATCAACTCTCTCAGATGCGAGATGATCTAGGCAAACAGGACTATGCGGCCAAGCTCTTGCAACAACTAGAGGGAAGGGCATCGGCGTCCACTACCGATAAACCTCTAGAGTCCAATACTAATACAAGTGGCACAGTTACTGAGGGACATACCAACCTTGCAGTCAGTGAAAACGATTTAAAGAGCCTTGTCGAAAAGACACTAACAGAACGGGAGTTGCAAGCAACAGCTAACCAGAACATCTCTGCTGTAGATAGTAAGCTACAAGATATGTATGGTACTGAAGCAAGCAACGTACTGCTCAACAAGTCTAAAGAACTTGGGATCAGTCTTGAACGTATGCAGAACTTAGCCTCTGAATCACCCTCTGCTTTCTTTACCTTGCTAGGTGAGAAACAGGAGTCCTTCAAGCCAATGACGCAAGGTTCAGTTCGTACTGATGGTGTCGCAATGCAATCCTCTTCGCAGCGTGACTGGTCTTATTACCAGAAGCTCCGTCGAGAAAACCGAAACGAATACTACTCACCTAAAATCCAACAACAGCTTATGGAAGATAAGATGCGGATGGGTGATAAATTCGGCAATTAACTTTAAGAAAGGTCTAGCACAATGGCTGGCATGATTTCCTCAAATACAGACATGCAACGTCTGATTCGTTCCGAGGTATACTCCTCAGAACTCAAAGAGATCCTTCGGGACGAAATGCAAGCACAGCGTTATGTACGTATGCTTGATGGTTTCCCTGATGGTGACACATTCACTATCCCAACAATCGGTGAAACAACTGTAGCCGACTACACTGAAGATGCTGCTGTATCGTATGTCCCAATGGACACAGCAGAGTTCCAGTTCACTGTAGATAAGTACCTCCAGTCTGCTTCTTACATGACTAAGAAAGCTGCACAGGATTCGTTCTACAGCGCACAGTTGGAAGCACGGTTTGTTCCTGAGCAAGAACGTGCAATCATGGAGCACTTCGAGTCAACAACCTTCGCTTCTCCTGAAGTTGGTGTTACTGCTAACTCAGCTGAAACAACTGATGGTGTTGCTCACCGTATCGCTGGTGGTAACGCAGGTCGTCTCGATCTTGCTGACTTCGCATTTGCTCGTTACGCACTTAAGAAGTCTAATGTTCCTGATCGTGGTATGGTTGCTATCGTTGACCCATCCGTTGAGTACCAGTTGAACACCTTGACCAACTTGGTTAACGTGTCTAACAACCCAATGTGGGAAGGTATTGTTCGTGATGGTATCGCAACTGGTATGCGCTTTGTAGCAAACGTCTATGGTTTCGATGTATATACATCTAACTACCTGAAGGCAACTGTTGCAGATGGTGCACTCCTCGAAGCCGATGGCACAACAGCCCAAGACTTCTCCACTAGCAACGGTGTTGCTAACTTGTTCTTCTCTTCCGATGCGGGTGCTAACCCATTCGTCGGTGCATGGCGTCAAATGCCTGAGGTGGATTACGAGTACAACAAAGATTACCAACGTCACGAGTATGTAACTACTGCTCGTTACGGTGTTAAGAAGTACCGTCCAGAAGGTATCGTTACAATCGTATCGAACCCTGCTGTATAATACTACAAGGGTGATCCTTCGGGGTCACCCTACCCTTGCTCTAGGAGAATATATTAAATGGCAAATGTCAACCATTCAGCACTATCAGATCCCTACCTCCACGAGCCTAAGGGAGCTTCCACAGCAACAGCTGGTGATGTATATGTAGCCGATGGCGCAGGCTCAGGCTCATGGAAAGATCACAGGCGTTCTGTAGTAAACTTACATATCCACGACATCTCAGAACCAACAGACATGTATGTACCAATTCCCTTTGGTGGTACGGTTAGTCGAATTACAACTGTACTAGCAGGGTCTATCACTGGGGCAGACGTTGTTCTCACAGTAAAGAACTCCTCCGCAGCAACTATGGGTACAGTCACTATCACTCAGGCAGGATCAGCTACTGGTGATGTAGACTTCTTAAACCCATCCGCAAATAACACAATTACAGACAACGACTACATCTTAGTACAAGGTGATGGTGGAGCAACGGCTCATGTTGACTGTGTTGTATCCATCGTAGTGGAGCACACCTAATGAAACGTACACTCCTACAGATAGTCCAGAACATCCTGTCCGACATGGACTCTGAGGATGTCAACAGCATTAGTGATTCCATTGAAGCTGAACAGATTGCTTCTGTAGTTCGTGATGTTTACTTTAACATGGTGTCAACACGAATGGTACCTGAGCATCAAGAACTTCTTACATTAACAAGTCTCTCTAACAGTAGTCGTCCTACACACTTCAGTATCCCTGATGACGTTAAGAAGATTGAGACTGTACAATACAACATCTCCTCTACTGGCACAGACTTCCGCACTCTAAAGTACTTGGAGCCTATCGAGTTCCTGAGCTTGAATGCTGAAGGTGATGCAACCATTACAGTTAACTCAGTGAACGGTAACGTACCTGTCCTGATCCGTAACGACAAGGCTCCATCTTACTTCACATTGTTTGATGACGAGCATGTTGTTATGGACTCCTACGACAGCACGATCAGCCAGACACTGACCTCCTCTAAGACACGATGCTACGGACATAAGATCCCTACATTCTCAATCAACGATGACTTCACACCTGACATAGATGAAGTATTGTTCCCTTACCTTATTGCTGAGTCTAAGTCAACATGTTTCTCCTTGTTCAAGAATGGTGTAGACCAGAAGATCGAACAGGCTGCACGTAGGCAGAAGTCATACGTTCAGAACGACATGCACCGACTCAAGCAAGCAAACAAAAGGCCCACATATGGTAGACGTTGAATTTAGTGTTAACAATGACAAACAGCTCTTAACCGCAAGATGTCCTGAGAAGTCTAGTACAGCTATTCATGTCAAGAAAACACCCGGCGGTTATAAGTTCTTTGAGGTCCATGTCGAGAAAGGCGTAGTACCTAAGGAACTAAGTGGCAAGTACACTTCTCTGCTAAGGGCCAAGGATGCTATCCAAAGATACTTTAATACATTGACTCCTACTAAAGCTGTGAAACGTGAGGCTTTCGGTAAGGACTTTGAGGAGCGGAAGAAACGAAATGCCACAGAATCTAACTCAAAGGGTAGTTAATACTTTCATCAAAGGTCTGGTTACTGAGGCAGGGGAACTTACGTTTCCAGCTGATGCTTCTGTAGATGAACTAAACTGTGATCTTCGTCGTGATGGTTCACGCCGTAGACGTAAGGGTATCGCTAAAGAAACTAACTCCGTACTGTCTAGCTTCACTGTATCAGATGCAGCTATCACAACCACAGGTACGTGGGCTAACGTAGGTGGTCAGTCAGGCCTAGAGTTCCTAGTCTTTCAGAACGGTGCTACCCTTTACTTCTACAACAAAGCAGAGGCTCCCTTCTCAGCTAACCTCGAAGCTCACACAGTTAACCTAGCTACATACGAGACTTCAGGTGGTGTAGGTGCTTCAGAAGCTAAATGTACATTCACATCCCTCAAGGGTGCTCTTCTTGTAGTGTCTTCCTCTATCAATCCTATCTACATTGAACGAGACAACGTAGGTGAAACAATAACAGTTACACAGATTGATTTCCGTACTCGTGACTTCGACTGGCAGGGTGACACCTCTACTTATGCAGAGGACGATACAAGCCCCCCTGATGAACGTAAGTACGATGCACAGAACACAGGCTGGAACACAGGTAATGGTGCTCCTACGGACCTCACAAAGCGTCTGACACACCCTTGGTACTCAGGTAAAGATGCTACAGGTGCTTACAATGCAGCTGAGTGGGATAAGATCTACACTGGTACATCACTTACTGGTAACGGACACTACATCCTAAACTTCTTTAACAAGAACCGTTCTAGTGTCTCAGGTGTCTCTGGTCTTACGACTGAGGTAGAGACTAGCAGGTTCTCTACTGTAGCTAACTTCTCAGGTCGTGCCTTCTACGCAGGTCTGAACAGTGCTAAGAACACAGACATCATTCTGTTTAGCCAGCTCATAACTGACTTCGATAAACTAGGTGAATGTCTACAACAGAACGATCCTACCTCTGAGTATATCAGTGACCTCTTAGACACAGACGGTGGTGCTATCCGTATTGCTGGTGCAGTAGGTATCAAGGTTCTCTACGTTATTGATGCTTCCCTGTACATCTTTGCTGATAACGGTGTGTGGCGTATCGAAGGTATTGATGGTGTCTTCACTCCTACAGCCTTTGCTGTTAAGAAGGTTACTGACGTAGGTATCGTAGATGCTAGTAGCTTTATTGTTGCAGATGGATCACCTGTCTGGTGGAGCCGCAACGGTATCCATACTCTAGACTTCGATGCTGCTAGTGGTCGTCCAGTTGAGAGCAACCTGACACTCACTACTATTCAGACTTACTGGGATGCTATCCCTAACGAGTCTAAGTCTAAACTAAAGACTTCCTTTGACAGTGTGAACAAGAGAGCCTACTGGGCTTGGCCCGATCAAGGTGAGGATGTTGAGTCTAAGATTAATAATGTACTCGTACTTGATGCTG